GGTGTCACCCGCTTCAGTGACAGCCAGTGTGCCTTTTATGGCCAGTGTAGCAGTAGAACTGAGTGTGTCTCCAGATTCCGTTACTGCTAGTGTACCTTTGATTGCAAGCTTACCGGCAGAAGAAAGAGTATCGTCTGCTTCGGTAACAGCAAGAGTCCCTGTACCTCCTGAAGAGGGAGTAGAACCATCGAGGTAAGTAAATCCAGAGGGTGCTGTATACACAGAACTATTAGAGCGTAAACCTAAGTCGAAGTTACCTCTAGAACTATACACATGTAAACGATCAACAGTACCACCGAATGAGCTGTAGTCCACACCATTAGTGTTGGTTGATGGATTACCAGAAGTCCCAGCAATGTCTTGCCAGCTACCACCATTGACCCTAAACCAAATCTTTTTGTTTACGTTATCAACTGCAAAGCCAAGGTTATCACCATCAACAAAAGCACTTGACAATGTCCTAGACGCTTCTGTTATATCTGAGATAGTGGTGGTATTAGTTTCGTTATCGTAATTGACGTATACCATTGCACCAGCATCTGTAGACGAAGCAGCAAAATAGGTTATATCGCCAGTACCTGGAGCCGAAGTGGTATCAATATTTATGATGTCTACTTCAAAATAATACTTCCCGACAGACAACATACGGTTATTATCAGTAATAGTGTATGCACCATCGCCGACGTGATTGCCGGTCGTAGCTCTAGCATTTGGAACGCTTTGGTAGGTACTGAAACTATCAATATTGGAGAAGTCATTAGGATTCCATGCTGGATTAGCAGGTTGAAGTGCAATCAACCAAGCACCACGAGGGTTACTTGCATTTGAGTTAGAAACGTGTGTAACTGTACCAGTCGCACCTGCCGTCGTTTGTAGCATATCCGCTGAATAAATCAGTGGATTAACTTCAACACGTTCCGTGAAACTTGTTGGTGGCGTCAGGTTGTTAGAATTGTCACCCCAATCGAAGCTCTCGTAAACGAGCATACAGCCATTGACGGTTGTTGTAATCCCTGTCGCATCGGCATTACTGTTACCGGGGGAACCAGCAGTACCACCTATCCAATTAGATGAGTAGTCATTGATCGTTCCACTCGCACCAGTATAACGGTTGATCTTGCCTTGTGTTGCAACAGTAGCACTCGGCGTCCAAGTATAGTTTCCACTCTCACCCGAAGCAATTTTCTTGAAAATTCCAGAGTTCAAATAGAATGTACTACCACTTTCAATCGCGGTAAGTGTCGATCCGACCTGCGTCCAACCAGTCGGTGGTGTAATTGTCGTTCCGTTGCCAGCCCATAGGATATGAGCGACAAGAAGATCACCGTTAGAGATACCAGTTGGGGCAGTAACTGTTAGACTACTGCGGGAAGCATAAGTCGTACTTGAACTTGATCCGAATGCTACAGCCACGTGCCCCTCCTAAAGTATTAAGCATTACCTGCGGTAAGTGTAAACGAAGTAATCGAGAACGACTGAGTAGCCGTAAACGAAACGCTATCGACAATCATGTCAGTAGCAGAAGTTCCTACCGTACCCTGAATGTGACAGGTCGTACCCGTCGAGTCATGAATACGGAAGTGGGCAGCAGTACCAGTGGCGTCAGCAGAAGTGTCCTGCCAAGTACCAGAGATCGCCTTAGTCCCACCAGAAGCAGCAGCCATCCAGTCCGAAGGAAGGGTGAGTGTTGCAAGGACCGTACCGGAGTTAGCAGTGCCACAGTTAGCCGGAGCAGCACCAGTACGGATAGTAAGAATTGGTGAAGTACCAATCGTAGTTTCTACGGAGTTGAGTTTTGCATCTCGCACCGTACCGGAATATTGAAGTGCCATTTAGACCTCCTTATTAGATAAAAGTAGCAAGTTGTCCAGAGAAGGCAAACTTGACAAAGATGACAACGATTGCGCACCAGACGGTATAGTTTAAGTTTTTGAAGGTAGATTTAATTCCCTTGAGTTCTTCCTCAATCGCATCAAATCTTTTGTTGATATATTCTCTATCCACCTCTTGTTTACCGAGAGAGACCTCAATGATAGTTCTCCATCGTTCGAGGGCAGATATTCTAGTCTCTAAGTTCTCATCCATGTATTAACCCCCATACAAGAAAACCGAGGGAACGGTTAAATTCCCTCGGTATAGGTTAATTAGGACTTGGGCTGAGCGATATTGCCACGAGCATCTACAGTTGCATCAGCTACAACTACTGCGACGAGGAATTTACCACCCGTCAGAGTACCCGTAAGGGATGCAAGCAAGATGTCGACGGTATCACCACCAGTTGTTGAGATGACGATTGGGGTCGTTGCACCCGGAGTGGAATAACCACCCACAGCAGCAGCATAGGCGTCCCACGCAGAGGCATAGCCCGTAGCGTTAACACCCGTGACACCAACGGAAACCGTCAGGACAGAAACAGTACCCGTAAGGGCAGCCGTCTTCTGAGCCCAACCACCGAGGATTACCGAACCAGCCGGAACACGGAGAGTTTCGATAACATCAGCAGCAGCAAGGGCAGAACCCTTAGCCGTAGCAGCAGCTGCAAGGTCAATTTCCTTCCAGACAACGCTAGCATTCTTCGTATTATCCATATGGCGCGGCAGAGTACCTACCGGGCCAAGAGGATTAGCGAGAGTCGTAATAGTAGCCATTAGTAATTCTCCTATATCTTAAGATTAGTTCTTGTTGTAAGCAGCGCGGAGCAGGCCCTGCGGACGCAGGATCTTACGGCCGTACATGTGCATACCACGAACGATGTCGGAGAAGCCGAACGGAGAACGGAAGTTTTCCGTCTTGTTGATCTGCTCAGCCGTAGCAACAGCAGAGTCGATACCAGCTACGATGAAACCGTAGTCCGTTGCCGAACCGTTGTTGTCAGCCGTACCAGGACCGTTACCGATGTATGCGAGGTTGTTCGAGCTGTAGACACGGAAACCACGAATCTTGCCAGACGCGATCTTACCGTTAGAAAGCTGTTCGCCTTCCTGGAAGTCACGGTCAACAAACTTCGAATTTTCGTCCATCAGGATTTCGAGGAACACCGGATCAACAACAACCCAACGACCTTCCTTCTCAACATTCTGCTGGTCGAGCAGACGATTGAAGCGGTTGAGGATCTGAAGAGGAGTTGCATCATAGGTGCCCGAAACACCAACAGCAATCGAGTCAGAGGCAGAGCCACCCGAGACGAAGGAGTTACGTGCAAGCTTGTGGACTGCGAAGAGTTCGTCAGCATCAGCCGAAGATTCTGCCTTCGTACCAACAGCAGCCGAACGAGCCGTCCAAACACCAGAGATCTTTTCGTAGCCCGTAAGGTAACCAAGAACGTCTTCGTCGTATTCCTGTGCGAGCTTGTAGGCTGCACGATCAGTTGCGAGTTCGAGCCAGTTAACATGGGACTGCTTCTTTTCGATGTCGTCGATCTGAAACTGGAATGCATTCGCACGGTCAACGATCAGGGTGAAGTCCTGGTCTTCGAGGTCCTGCGAAGTCATCTGAGTACCACGAGCATACTTGCTGATCGCGATTTCAGGTTCCTTGATGATCTGTACCGAGTCACCATAGTTAGAGATTTCGCCGAAGTAGTCAGAGTTCGTGATGTCCTCAACGACCGAAGTCTTGCGGAACTGCTTCTGAACCTTCTGCGAGTAGATTACCGGGCTAAATTTGCCATTAGGCAGGTTGCCATAGCCGGTTGCGCTTTGAAATGCCATTTTAATATTCTCCTAAATAAATTGATTGTTTCTTTGTGAGATAGATCAAATCACTTAGTAGAGGTCATTCAGTCTAGGTTGTCCCGTCCTACCAATGGTTAGTCAGTAGGACAGGGGCTATTCTTTATGAGTGGTCTTCTAAATTCTGTCTATGTTGCAAGACACTTATGGATTAACGGGCACCACCCGAGATATCCATATGGATCTTACCTTTGCGATGAGCTTCCATAATCTTATCTTCATTCTGGTCAAACCAGCGAGGATTCTTACGGCTTTCGCGTTCGATCTGAGACTCAGAAAAATCGTAGTCTCCGTCACTATCAGGCTCTTCAACAGCAGCAGATTTGCGTACCACCTTGGCAGCATCTCTTGGATCAACATCATCATCCACCTTGGACTTAGATGCTTTGCCGTTAACAGCCTTATACTTGTCAATAACAAAAGCAGCTTCATCGACATTCAGGCTCTTATAGATTGCGTCCTGATATCGAGTAGACTGAGATTGTAGCCAAGTATGGAAATCCGGAGAGCTAGTTAGCTTATCCAGATCGGGATGTAGTTTCTTGAGTTCAGCCAGAGCTTTCTCAAAATTCAAGTTGTCTTCTTTTTGTTCAAGGTCCTTAAGCTTCGCAGTAGTCTTTGCGGTAGCTTCTCCAATTCGCTTCTGGACGATCGTTTCCAGAATGTTAGCGAACTCAGGATATTCCTTAACCCAAGCTTCAATTTCTGCGTCAGACTTAGGTGCCTTGAGCTGGCCCCGGAGAGCCTGATCTAGCTTATGTTCGAGTTCAGCGACTCGATCAGATGCCTCTTTTACTTTAGCATCGGTGTGTCGCCTCAGATCCCCGTATCGATTCTTCCAGACAGTGTCCTCAACGGTCTTTGCTGGTTCCTTCATTTCGTTATCGAATGCTTCCATTGCCTCAACTTCAGCGGTTTCGAGTTCCTTACGGGGATTACGATATTTAGCCATGTATTAGATTCTCCTTTTGGGGCCACAAGTAGTTCCATTATTGGAAGGTTATGGGTAGCCTTTAGTTGTTAATTTTCTCCATCAGAGCGATCTCTCGCACCCTTGGACTGTGTACCGGATGAAGACCTTTGGCCCCATCCACCTCCCGTTGATACCGTAGTAGTCTTCGTTGCCGAAGCTCCCATAGGAGAAGAAGCAAAACCAGATCTACTGGAGTCGTTCGTACTCTTTGAAGTATCATTGGATGCTGGTCTGTTAGATCCCATAGCTGTAGGTGAACTCATCAAACCCATACTCTGTCTCTGACTATCAATACTTGGAGTACTGACAGTACCGGTGACATTAGGAGTAAAAGAAGCTGATGTGTTAAATGCAGTCTTAGGACCAACAAGATTATCTGCGGTCTTTACCGTTCCGGCTGAGGCGTACTCAGGTAGGGAACCAAAGGTATGTGGACCGATTGTAGTAGC